ACTCACAATAATGGTATCACTGCGTTAACTCGTGCTGTGTTGGAGCGTGTGTTCTTTGTGAAACGCGATGGCGTTTTTGTTGAACCGCTCCGACCTCAGAGTTGCGGACATTTCTTTGCTGCTCTGGCTGGCTTTACAGTCGCCATTAAGCGCCATTTGCCCTCTACCGTTCCGATTAGTGAGCGTCAATTTGTTGATACTTACCGGGGCCGCAAGCGAGTGGTGTATGAAGGAGCGTTAGAGTCATTGGATAGGAAGCCATTGACACTTAAGGATAGTAATGTCAAGGTATTCGTAAAGTTTGAGAAGTTCAATAGTACTGCCAAACCGGATGCTGTGCCACGGGTGGTCTCCCCTAGATCACCCCGTTTTAACGTTGCTTTCGGTCGTTTTATTCGACCGATTGAGGAGAGGATTTTTGATGCGATAGGTGAAGTCTATGGTTCTCGTACAGTTATGAAAGGGTTGAATGCCGTCGATAGCGGCCGGCTGATGTTTACCAAGTGGGATTCTTTTAAAGATCCTGTTGCGGTTGGTTTGGATGCAGAGAGATTTGACCAACATGTCTCTCGTTCCGCGCTCCAGTATGAGCATATGATTTACAACTCCTGTTTTTGGCGTAAGCAAGACAAGGTAGAGTTGCAGAATTTGTGTTCCCAACAGTTAGACAACAGATGTAGTGGAAATACCCTTGATGGCTGGCTTAAATATCGTACCACTGGTGTGCGCATGAGTGGCGACATGAATACAAGTTTGGGAAACTGTGTTCTTATGTGTGCTATGATCTACTCATATGCCGTGCACCGGGGCGTTGTTATCCAACTGGCAAATAATGGTGATGATTGTGTCGTTTTTATGGAGCGTGCCCAACTGGGTTGCTTCATGAATGGACTGGACGCTTGGTTTAGAAGTATGGGGTTCTCTATGATATGTGAGGAACCCGTCTTTGACTTTGAGAAAGTTCAGTTTTGTCAGACACAACCTGTTTACAGTGGGCCTAATCGTGGTGATTATATCATGGTCAGGGATCCCCGTATCGCCATCCCTAAGGATAGCGTGGCATTAATGCCATTGCGTAACCCTAAAGAGGTGTCAGGTTGGATTCACGCAGTTGGTACTGGTGGCATTGCCTTAACTGGAGGCATGCCAATTTGGCAAAATTTTTATTCAATGTATGTTCGGTCTGCTATCGGACCCCGTGCCAATCTTGAGACAGGTTGGGGTTGGGGCGTGCGATCACTGAGTCGTAGTTTACTACGGACATATGCGCCACCCTCCCCACAAACAAGATATAGTTTTTGGCTCGCCTTCGGGATTACTCCTGAGGAGCAATGCTGCATTGAAGCATTCTATGATATCCGCACCATCAGTTTGGTTAACGACCCTGATGTATATGCGTATGTTGATTTACCCTTTTAGTCTTTATGTTCGATTTGTATCCGTACCTCATATAGACCAACATGTCTATAAACTGTTGCCTCATAAGGCGGACGAGCAGGTCCTTAATTGTTATTGGGTCCATATCCTTAAACGGCCCAAAACGGTGGAGTTAATCCTTAATATTTCCGTGCTAAACAAAACGCCGAACGACTGCACGGCGTCACCCTTTTTAGGGGGATATGGATGTACAGTCTCATTGTTCGTGGTATCCAATATGAACTTTAAAACCCATCGTAATAAGTCTTCTGAGATGAGTGATGTGCCCGGTTTGACCGGTGGCACTCACGATATTAATCCACAGT